AAATTAAGTTTCCTACTGGTAGACGGTTTAAGATTGAAAAGCAGCTAGATGAATACGAGCGGCACAAAAACAGTGAGTGGAAAGTTTTAGAATGGGATCCACGATATAAAGATTGGGAATGGGGTGATACTTACAGCCCTAAAGCTTATGCTAAACAACAGGCCATGGATGCTGGTCAATATGATAAGAGAGGTAAGAAAGTGGCAGATTATTCTAAAACATTTCAGTTTGAATCACTAGAAGAAGTGACTACTACTGCTGACGCCGGAATTCCTCAAGATACTGCTAACATGGGCCCGAAGGCTAAAGAAATACATGTAACAGACCGTAGACGTAAAAAAAATAAACTGCCTGTTTTGCTAAAAAGATTTAGAAGGCATATGGAAGATAATGGCTAAATTATATTTAATATTAATCGTAGTAAGCTTACTCAGTGGCGTGGGGTATGGCGGATACCAGTATTATATCTGGTCTGAAGCTACTATAAATACTCTTAGAGAAAATAACGTAAAGCTTAAAACTACAGCCGAAACTTTACAAGCTACTATTGAACAGATTCAAGCTGATCAAAAAAAGAATGAGCAGCTGAATAAAGATTTAACAAAAAGATTGCAACAATCGCAGCAACACCTTGACAAACTTAGAGGTGTATTTGCTAAGATAGATTTGACTATGGAGGCATTAACAAATGCACAAGGACTTGAAGATAGGGTTGACAACGCCGTTGGTAGATTACTCCAAAAGATTGAAGCCGAGACTACTCCTCCCAGTGATGAGCCTGCTTCTACTGACAGCGTGTCTGGGCAATAGAGCACCCGAAACAGAAGTAGTTGTTTCAACCGAATACGCTAAACAAAATGTTCCTCTTCAAGAGAGACCTAAGGCAGTACAATTTCCTCCTGTCGATTGGTATGTAGTAACTGAAGAAAATCTAGATGAAAAGATGGCAGAGCTTGAAGCTAAAACGGGTAACGTAGTATTCTTTGCAATTACTCCAAAAGGATATGAAAATCTAGCGTTAGGTATTGCTGAAATGCGTAGGTACATAAAAGATACGCAAGCTATCATAGGATATTATGAAGAAGCTCTAACTCCTACAGATGTATCACCTCCCTCAGAATAGCTCTTCTTATTATACACCAATATTAAATATTTGTAAACCCCTAAAAACAAAATATTATTTTTAAAACAGCGCATTTAACTGTTTTCAATTTCGTGTATTTGATATATAATAGCACCAACTAAACAATCACAACAACCTAAAATCTAGTCTCTAAATAATCCGATTTAGAGCTATGCCCTTTTTACGCATATGGAGTAATGCATGCTATTCGAAGAACAAATCTCACGTAAACCCGATTTATACCCATGGACAAAACAGTTTGTCGACGCCATTTGGCAAGGCTTCTGGACGCCTGATGAATTTAATTTTAGATCAGACTATTCGCAGTTTAAAAGCGATTTAACAGAAGAGGAACAAGAAGTAGTTGTCCGTGCACTTTCGGCTATTGGCCAAATTGAGGTTGCAGTGAAAACGTTCTGGGCAAACATTGGCGATAAGATGCCGCACCCATCTATCCGTGATCTTGGATATGCTATGGCTAATTCAGAAGTCATTCATAACTTGGCATACGAAAAACTATTAGATATTTTACATTTGACCGACGTCTTTGAAAAGAACCTTGAAGAGAAGGTAATCAAAGGCCGTGTGGACTATCTACGTAAATATTTAAAGCGCGAATATAAAGATGAAAAGAAACAGTACATTTATTCTATTATCTTGTTCACGCTCTTCGTAGAGAATGTAAGCTTATTCAGCCAGTTCTATATTATTATGCATTTTAACCGTAATAAAGCCGTACTCAAAGATTGTGCTCAGCAGGTACAATATACCCGCAATGAAGAAATGCTACATGCTCAAGTAGGCATCAAACTTATTAACACAATGCGTGAAGAGTATCCAGATCTATTTGACGAAGAAATGGAAGCTCGTATTCGTGAAGAATGTGTAGACTCATTAAAAGCTGAAAGTGCTGTGATTGATTGGATCATGAGTGAATACTCTGTTGAAGGATTGGACGCTAATATCCTTAAATCATTTATTGCAAAACGTATGAAAGATTCACTTGACCAAATAGGATTTGATTCAAGCGAGATCTACTATAACCAGCACCACATCGATCAGACTTATTGGTTTGATGAAGAACTACTTGGTGCTAACATGACAGACTTCTTCCAAAAGCGGCCAGTTGAATACGCAAAAGGAAAAGGTATTACCGCTGACGATTTGTTTTAGGAGGATAAAGAATGATTGATACAACACAGAACTGGTGGTGGGCAAATGAAGACTCACGTTTATTTCTAAGCCGTGGATATATTGACGGCAATATGACTCTTGAAGAAAGAGTACGTGAGATTGCAAAATCTGCAGAAAATATTCTTGACATTGAAGGGTTCGCCGATAAGTTTTATGGCTATATGAGTCGAGGATATTATTCGTTGTCTTCACCTGTTTGGTCAAACTTTGGCACAAAAAAAGGTTTGCCAATTTCTTGTAATGGAGTTTATATTGAAGACTCGATTAATTCTATTCTCACTAAAGTCGGTGAAGTAGGAATGCAAACTAAGATGGGCGCTGGTACATCTGCTTATCTTGGATCCATACGCCCACGTGGAACTGAAATTAAATCAGGTGGATCCGCCGACGGCCCTGTGCATTATGCCAATATGTTTGAAACAACCGTTGATATCATATCACAGGGCAACGTACGCCGCGGATCAATGGCGGTGTACTTGGATATTGAATCACCTGATGTTATGGAATTCTTAGAATGCCGTGAAGAAGGATCTTCTATCCATAATTTATCACTGGGTGTCTGTGTCTCAGATAAATTTATGTCAGAAATGATTGAAGGTGATACAGCAAAAAGAGAAGTATGGGCCAGGGTTTTGCGCAAGAGGCGCGAGTCTGGTTACCCGTATATCTTTTTTAGTGATACTGTAAATAACAATGCACCACGCGCTCTGCGCGAGACTGGCAAACGCATCTGGGCATCAAATCTGTGTTCTGAAATCGCCCTTCCATCATCATCAGACGAATCATTTGTGTGCAATCTTGCATCGATGAATGCACTAACATTTGATGAATGGCAGCACACTGATGCAGTAGAGACTATGATTTATTTCTTAGATGCTGTCATGGAAGAGTACATTGACAAAACGTCTGGAATCCAATTTATGGAATCATCACATAATTTTGCTAAGACATGGAGAGCTCTTGGTCTTGGTATTCTTGGTTGGCATTCATATCTACAATCTAAAATGATTCCGTTCGAGGGTCTACAGGCTCAGATGGAAACAATTAAGCTGGCTAAATTTATTGATGATAAGTCACTTGCTGCTACAAAAGAACTGGCAGAAGAATATGGTGAACCAGTCGGAATGTTAGGATATGGAGAGCGTAATCTTACTCGTTCTGCTGTTGCTCCGACTACATCATCGTCATTTATTCTCGGTCAAGTGTCTCCATCAATTGAACCTCTTGCCTCTAACTACTTTACAAAGGATTTAGCCAAAGGTAAGTTTACGTATAAAAATCCATTCTTAAAGCAGCTATTAGCTGATAAGGGCAAAGATGATTTTGAAACATGGGAGACTATTCTTATTCGTGGCGGTTCAGTGCAGCATTTAGACTTTTTGTCTGATGAAGAAAAATCCGTGTTTAAAACGTTCAGCGAAATAACTCCACTGTCTATTGTGCAACAAGCGGCTTCAAGACAGAAATATATAGATCAGGCACAATCTCTTAACCTCATGATTCATCCGGAGGTATCTACAAAAGATGTGAATGCATTATTAATTGAAGGTTGGAGATTAGGCGTCAAAACATTTTATTATCAACGATCAGCAAACCCAGCACAAGAGCTCGTAAGAGATATCATGTCTTGTGCATCGTGCGAGGCATAAATGGAAGAAGAATACTGGACAGAGTGTGTAGCGTGTGATACTGAATCACAAGTAATGGTAGTCGATAGTGAGGAAACTCCTCAATACTGCCCTATGTGTGGTTCTCCTATGGAATTTGAGGCGCTTGAAGACGATTAATAAATAGCTTTTTACTAATTATAAAGAGTTGTTTATTATGTGGTATTATAACAAAAATGAATTTGATGAGACACCAGAAGAATATCAAGGATTTGTATATCGCATAACCGAAAAAGATACGGGTATGAAATACATTGGCAAGAAATTTTTCTGGAAGCCTAAGGTCTTACCAAAAAACTCAAAAAGAAAACGCCGAGTCAGGACAAGAGTGGATTCTGACTGGCGTACTTATTTTGGATCTAGCAAAGAAGTGCAACAGCTAGTTGAAGAAAAGGGCGAAGATAATTACTATAGAGAAATCTTAAAATTATGCAAAACCAAAGGGCAATGCTCATATTATGAAATGAAATTTCAATTTGAGTATGATGTACTGCTGAAGCCTGAAGAATATTATAATGCTTTTATTGGCGGAAAAATACATAGAAAGCATATTTTAGGTGTACATGATGATGAAAGTGTGTTAGAATAAACCTAACAATTAGGAGATTATTATGATTATTATTGACTATTCGGCAATCGCAGTTAGCAATATCGTGACACAAAGACTTGACATACAAGAGGATATGATCAGACATATGATTCTTAATTCTATTCGTATGTACCGTTCTAGGTTTAGAGATAAGTTTGGCGAGGTCGTTATGGCAGGTGATGCTGGTAACAACTGGCGTTATAATGAATTTCCTCAATATAAGGCTGCTCGTAAAAAGACTCGCAAGGAGTCTAAAATGGATTGGAAAGAAGCATTCCGTATTATTAATTTAGTATGGGAAGAACTAGGTGAACACTTTCCCTACAAAACTGTTAAAATTGATGGCTGCGAAGCAGACGACGTTATTGGTGTTCTTGTAGAACAAACACAAGAATTTGGCCAGCATGAACCAGTAATAATTATTTCTGCGGATAAAGATTTTGCACAGCTTCAGAAATACAAAAATGTTTCTCAGTTTTCTCCTATGACTAAAAAGTTTATTAAAGAAGATCATCCACGAAAGCAGCTATTAGAACTTGTACTAAAAGGCGATACCGCTGATGGAGTACCTAATGTTCTAAGCGATGATAATGTTTTTGTGAATGGCGGGCGGCAGACTCCATTACGTAAACCTATTATTGAAGCGTTAATGCATGACCCCTCATCGCAAGGAGAAACAGTGTTACGTAATATACAGCGTAATAGAAAACTTATAGATCTTGAGTCAACTCCGGTAGCTCTAAGAGAAAAAATTATATATAGTTATGACGGCCAAAATAAAGCAGGCAATAAAGGAAAAGTATTTCCATATCTTGTCGACAAACGCTGTCGTAGATTATTAGAAGATGTAAAGGATTTTATTTAATATGGTAAACCAAGTTACGTTAATGGTGTATGAAATCATTGAAAAGACTGCTGCAGCCAAAAAACAAAATGAGAAGGTACAAATTCTCAGGCAGCATAAAAACAACTGGGCTCTTAGAGATATTTTAAGAGGTACCTATGATGACGTCGTACAATGGAATTTACCAAAAGGAAAACCTCCTTATGATCCTGCAGATGAAGAAACACATCCAACCAGTTTAACCCAGCACAATAAAAAGTTTATGTACTTTGTAAAAGGTCTTCAAGGAGATCAATTGCCAGCAGTTAAACGAGAAAAAATCTTTTTAGATATTATAGAAACCGTGCATCCAAAAGATGCAGAGTTAATGCTTGGAATGATTAACAAGACAAGCATTAAGGGTGTCACCAAGAAAACAGTGGAG